CCTTGTTCTTTGCGCGATGCGCGATGTTGGCTGCCCAGATTTCTGGATTGCCCACGGGCGACATGCGGATCACGCTGCTGCCGAGTTCGATCACGATCTCTCGCAGGCTCGCGTCGATTGCTTCCTTCGCCTGCTCAGCGAACTGGGCCAGGCTCAGCGCGAAGCTGCCGGACTGCCCGGCGCCCGCGCGGCTCATGACCGCACCTGCAGCTCGTACAAAAGCGACGTTCCGGCGGGATTGATCTCTTTAAGGGGCGGGATGATTGACCAGGTCTTGCCCTGGACGATGACCTTGCTTAGCAGCGTCGGAGGCGCAGTGAGCCCGCTCGCGGCGATCTTCAGCTTCTTGTCGCCGACCTTGATCAGGCTGTTGGTTTGGAATTCTTGCCCGGTGAAGTCGAGCAGGATGCCTTGGGCGGTTCGCTCTGTGACTGTGTCTGGGCCGGTCCCACCGACGGCGGGGTCGTAGACTCCCTTGACCGTGTCACGGAGGGTTACTGGCTGACCAAACTCGGTGATCAGCTCAAGGGCCATCACGGCCATCTCGTCGTAGAAGGCCATGATGCTCCTCAAGCAAATTTTAAAGACAACTACTGAGTTCGGCGCTCCGCCAGCATCAAGTCAGCAAGCATCGCAGCCTTATTGGCTAAGGCTTGAGGTGTTGAGCTAAGGTTGTCCAGCGGTGACCCTGTATCTTTCTTTGGAGTGGATGCGACCGCGATAATCGCTGCCGCGTAATACTGATCCCATGCTGCCTTGTCTTCCTGGTGCATAACTACCTCCGATGTATGGAGGTAAAGACACTAGTTCAGGCCCTAACAGCAAACAAGCCGCGCTTCAAGAGATAGTCCGCAAACTGGGTCGCGCTCGGCCGATCCGGAGCCGCCGGCAGAAGTCGAGAACTGTTGCTGGGAATCACCGCGTATTCCCGCGTCACAGCACCTTCGACCCGATCCACGGTGACCGCGCCCTTACGCTTTTCCGGTGGATCGATGTCGTCAGCGTGAATCTCGGCGGCCAAAGCCATCTGGCCGTACTGAATGCGTGCCGGCAGATAGCGCTCCGGCTTGTTTTCGCCATCAAGGCGAACCTCACGGCGAGGCCAGGCCAGTGCCTGGTCGCCGAAAGACTTGCGGCCCTTCCACGTCATTCCATCCATCGCCAAAGCGGCCCGGCGCAGCAGTGCCTCTTGCGCGGCAGGATCTGCCGGAATGATCACACCGAACTTTACGGCATAGATGGCGAGATCGGAGGCGCTGGCATAGCTTTCGGAATCGGGCTTGCCGGTACCGTCTTCGACGATGAGCATGGGTTATTCCTTGACGTTGTTCAGGCGGTCGGCTTCGGCCTTGGCGGCTGCTTCATCACCGGCGAAGTCGCTGAATCGTACACCGTCACGGGTGATGATGATCCACTGGTTGTCCGCTTCTAGCTTCGGGATGTAGACGGGCTCATCTTCGGTACCATCGTTCTTGGTGCCGTTAGACTCAGGCTTGGTCGGACCTTTGCCTGGCTTTGTAGGAGCCTTGTCAGCAGCTTTTCCCTTGCCTTTGACCGGGGTCTTGCGTGTTTCAACATCCACATCGACCTCAAGAGCCTTGTAGGCTTCGACGATCTCCGGGTAGTCACCAACGACAGTAACTTTGGTCACGCCACGCTCCACGTTGCGAAACAGGTCCGGGTTGCGATAGCGCTTGTTCGGGTCGAAGTCGGTTTTCTGATTGCTGTATACGAGTTCCATGACGATCTCCATGGCGGCCATCGCTGGCCGCGCCGTTGGGGTGGCTTATGGGGTTGCCGGGGTGAGCTCGATCATGACGCCAGCAGTGACCTTGTCGCTGTTGGAGTGCTTGACCCAGTTGGCGGACGAGCCGACAGCGGCCAAAGACGGGTTGGCGCCGCCGGAGGTTTCTTTCCAGCTGTAGCCCAGCACGTCGATGTTCACGACGCCTTCCGCGCGGTAGCCGATGCCCAAGTTCTCTTCGTCGTTCACTTCATACGAGCGGAAGCCGGGAGCTTGAGACTCGGTGATGGTTACGGCGTTTGGCAGCAGGCCGAAAATCACGTCGACCGGAGCGGTGTCGGTGACCAAGACAGGTTTGCCGAGAGTGCCCGGCAAACCTCCGTAAATGACGACACCGGCTTCTTCGTAAACTTTGTTGGTGATGGCCTCATCGACGATGTCGAAGTAGGCCGACGAGTGCATGACCCACAACGCGATACGCCCGAACTTGTCGCCGAACCTACGCATACCGCGAGTCAGGGTTTTCTTGCCGTCGGTTTCGATGCTGGCTTCGACCACCATGGCGGCGTTGGAACCGATCGATGCGCGCAGCGCCGCAGTGGCGTACTGAACGAAGCCTTCCAGAGTGGCATCAGCCACGTCTTGACCGATGATCTGGGAGAACTCCTCCACCGGGCGACCACGGCGCTTGAATGCCTCTTCGGTAGTCTGGTATGGGCCGTATTTCCACGGAGCCTTGACGCCAACAGCCTCACCAGCGGAGATTTTCTTTGCGACGACTTTCGCCTCGGAGTTGACGTCGCGGTGATCCAGTGAGCCTGCCAGCTTGTAGAAGGCACGCTTGCGGAAGTCACCTTCGATCAGCTCGTTGTCGAGGATGATCGCACCGTTGGACGATTCGTTGAAAACGTCCAGATTGTCCTGAACACGTTCCAGGTATGCGGTCTGGGCTTCATCGTTGTAGATGATCAGATCGCTGTTCACAGTTGTAGCCATGGATTGGTCCCCTTACTTGGGCAATTGCAGGTATGCGGTTTGGCCGTGCTTGCGCTGGTAATCGCGCTTTTGCGTGGCTGACATTTCGGAGCGCTTCAATGCAGCCTGGCCGCCACCCCCGCCCGGGGCATTCGTACCCGAGGCCCTTGGCCATAGGTGAGGTGCGCTTTCGCGCAAGGATTCCGCCCATTCGAGCGGGGTCAGAGGGGTCTTGCCATCTTTGCCTAGGATGGGAGAGCCCTCCTCGTCGACGGCAATGGCCTCACCCTCCGCACTCAGACTAAACACGCCTTTGGCGCGCAGGATGATGTCGTCAGTAGCCTCGGGGAGAGCGCCAGCCTTTAGTGCAGCACCGCGCACCGCGTCGCCTAGGACTTTGCCCTGAAACTTGGCAGCGAATGACTCCGCTTTCTCGGTCCGGTCGGTCAACGCCTTGAGTTGCTTTGTGTGATCGCCACGCAGCCGCTCGGTGCGACGATTGAAAACCTCTTCAACCTTGCCCTCCGTAAGCAGCTTGGTTTCCTCGTCCTGGCCGGCCTTACTCAAAAGCCCTTTGACGGCATCAATGTCGACTCCTTCGAACTGGCTCTCAAACTGAGTCAGCTTGCCGGTCACGTCTTTCAGCTTGCCAAGCAGCTCGGTGTTTTTCGTCTTAAGACCGGCAACCGAAGCCTCAGCGGCTTTTTCGATGGCCGCTTTGACCGTCGGATTTTCCAAGTCGATTTCGTTTTCTTCTGCCACGGTGGTGCACCCCTTGGGTTTAGTCGGCCCGCCTGACGGGCAAAAAAAAACCCGCCGAAGCGGGTTTCTATGATTCTGTAGCGGTATCAGACGGCGCCATTCTCGTTTGTGGTGACCTCGACGCCCGAAGTCAGACGGTATTTGAAGCGAGGCTCAACGATGGACACGGGAAGCGCGTTTTGGTCGATGATGTCAACGTGCGGCTGATTTGCGTTGTAAGCCGCCTCAGACGCGTAGCGCACACGGATCAAAACACGGTCGCCTTTGAGATCATCAACACGACACCACACTGGAACTTCAAACATTTGCAACTCCCTTTCATGATTGAAAGGCGAGCCTATATGTTCGCTTTCTCAAATGCCAGAGGCTCTAGCTCGCGCATCTTTTCCAGCGTCAGTGGTTGGAAGTTTCGGTCAAGCTGCAACTCTGAAAAACGCTCAAGGGTCAGTCCACCATCCCGAAACAACTTCGCCCGGGTCGGGCCTAGCGCCTGATCCTGAAACGCAGACGGCTGAAGCTTGAGCCAGTCGTAATAGCTGAGGTCAGCGTCGACTTGCACACCACCGTTCGGCCCTACAGAGGCGCGCGTGGCGTCCTTGCTGAGAAACTTGGTCCACTTTGTAACAGGGACAAAGGTCGTCCGACAGTTAGGGTGGAAAGGAGGCCTTGGCCCCGACTCGATCGGAAACCTGCGTCTGTCCATGGACCTGCATTGCTGGCTCGTTTTGCTGTCGAGGGTGGCGACCATCTCGATCTCGGACACCACGTCGGTGTTTTCCTTAATCGTCTCCATACGCGCTTGAGACGCAACGTGCTGAACGGCGGTATGCACAACCGTGCTTGCGTTCCGACTGGTCGTAGCAAGAATGCCGTCGCTGTATCCTGCCGCCTTGGTGCCACGAATCTTTCGGATCACCTGGAAATTAGTCTGCCCCTCGAAGAATCCCTGTCGAATTGCGCCATTTACACGATCACGCTCCGCCGTTGACCAATCCTTGATAAAGGATTTCAGCAGCTTGCCACCGCCGGTACCACGCACACTTAGCGGGTTGCTGAGCACTGCTGTACGGATAGCAGCAGCCGTCGGAATCACTGCATCAAATGCCACGCCGGCAGGAGCAGCACGCCCCAGCGCAGTGGCTTCAAATTGGGCCTCATAATTCGCCAGGTCGATTAAATCCAGCCCCAATTGGTCTGCGTACCTGTCAAAGACTCCCAGCAACAGGCTGTCTACCTCATCCAGCAGCTTGGTTAGCCGCTTGGCGTTGTACTCGGTGAGGTCCGACTTGGTCAGTTGCTCTCGAACAGCGCGATCTATCTCTTTCAGGAATGGTGCGAATTTTTTTACCTCGCCGGCCTTCAGCTTCTCCAGAAAGACGGAGTGCCGGATCGTGGCATCAAATACCGCTTGATTGACCGACATCGCTCTCATCCTCGTCATCCAGGCCGAGGTTTTCGGTCTGCTCTTGCAGCTCACTGTCGATCTGTTGATCAGTGCGCTCTGGAGCGATTAGGCCCAGTTTGCGGAGGTAGCCTCGTAGGTCTGCTTTTGCGAAGCCTCCGCTCTGCCAAAGCCCCACAAGTGCGGTGATCATCTGCGGGTCGGCGGTCAGCTCGACGAACTCCTGATTGACCTGGTAGGACGTCTTGCCCGATACACCAGTGAACTGTCCACACCACGTTAATACTCGGGTGTAGGCCTCATTGATGTTGGACACGCAGATGGCGAGCACCGAAGTTGCCGCCGACTGATCGCCTAGGGATTCTGTAGCAGTCTTTGCAGTGAGCGAAGCCACCACCAGGCGCGCGCCGAGCTCTATCATCATCTGGTTCTTGTCGGCCATCGCCTCTTTCACGAGTGTATTGGGCTGGGGCTGGGCAAATCCGAACTGCTCACCGGCGGGTACCGGGATAGGGGCGCGGGAGCCCACGTAGACTCCTTCCTTTCGCGCCATCGCAAGCCACTGCTCGTCCACGCCACTGATCCATGGCTGGGCCTGTCCACACCAGAACACACTGTCTTCGTAGTCGGCGCTGTTGCGGAAGTGGCCCAAGTTGATCATGGCGATATCGTACAGCGGCGCCTCATCGATGCTCGGGTCGTTATTCTGGGCGCCGATGAAGGTGAACGGAATCTCCTGGAGGCGACCACCCTTCCCTGTGGGCAGGTATTCCTCGACGACCTCCAGTGGTCCACCGCCGCGAGGCCCCTTTCGGCGCCAGACACGGCACATGTAAAGCCCGTCTTCATCAAGGGCCAGTTCGCGAAACTGCTCGGTGCATTTCAAGCCGAAGCCATCAGCCTCCTCATTCATCTCGCGCAGAACCACCATGGTGAGGACGTTGTGCCCATCCACCATGCCGGTTCGCCAATTGATGATGTCCTCGGCGCTGTAGGTAAGGATGACCGCATGCCCGCCGATGCCGCCGTCTTCGTGGAAGTCCACGAAGAGGCCGTGTCGGCCAGTCTCCAGTACGCGCTCAAGCGAGCCTTGCGACTGCTGGTAAATGCTGACACCCGCACCGTTGGCGTTGTCCTGAAGGTACTCCAGCGCCTTCGGTACCGTCAGTGTTGGGTCTTTGTGGAACGCCAGGCCGATCAAGCCGTTTCGGGTATGGCCGGTGGCATTCTTGTAGACGGCGCGCTCGCGGTACGACTTATTGCGCTCGACGTTCTCTTCGGTCTTGTCGTGGCGGTTGATGTATGGCAGCCGGTCCACGACGCGGTGCTGGCCCGCGCAAACATCCCGAACGGTCATCCAGCGGTCCAGCGCCTCGATGTACTCGGGCCGCTTGAAGGAAACGTCGTTGGTCATCTGGCGTATCCAAGTCTGAGTGAAGTGACAACGGTTTTGATCGGGTAGCGCTTGGCGATGAAATAGCCCGCCGCATCGTTCATGTGGTCGTGACCCTTTTTCGGATCTTTATCCGGCTCACCTTTGTCGGTGTAGGTCTGACGTTCGAGGCATTGGGTGAACTGCGGGCACTGGTCGATGTTTACCTTCAGCCTGCGCTCGCCGTAGGTGTTCAAAAACACGGCATTCAGCGCGTTGACCCGGTCCTTGACGCCGGGGTTGGTTGAGTCGACCACCACGGTGAAGCCTGCTTTCTTGAGCAACGAAAGATCGGATTCGCTGGCGTTCTTGCTGCTGGTGTTCTGCCCGCTGGCGTCGGGATAGACAGCGATCTCATGGCCGGGAAAACGCGCCTTGATCTTCTCGATCATCTCAGGCGTGTCGCGCACCTTGTGGAACTCATCGAGCGCCAAAGGCAGGCCGTCACGCACGACGAAGACGACCGAACTCATTTTCATGACGTTGAAGTCCATGCCGACATGCAGAGCCTCACCCGGCTTGATGCGCTCAGTCGTTGCGCATTCTTTGCGGCTGAACGTGTAGTAGACGACACCCGCGTAGTTCTCAAAGCTGGCCCCGTACTCCTGCCGAAACGTCCGAGGGTCCATCTTGCGGCTGGCAGCTTCAAGCTCTTCGGCGGGAACGTTTCCACCTTGCAGCGAGGTGTATTGCCAGCTTTTGTGATCCGGCTCGCCGCCTTCCTGTCCGTCCAGATACGTGTCATAGCAGTGGTTGAAACCCTTTGGCGTCCCGATTCGCAGCGCGTGACCGCCCTTTCGCATCTCGCCGCCCGGCAGCGTGTACTGACACGTCGAGAGCATCGGACGCAGGACTTCTTCCCAGGCAGCCCACGGACAATCTGCCCATTCATCCACCAAGACGAAGAACAGGCCTGAACCCCGCAGGTTGTCGTAGTTGTCGAGCCCCACCACGCGCATGACGTGGCCGGACTTGAGCGTGATCGAGCATTCCGTCTCGTTCGGACGATGCGCGCGCCATGCTTCAGGTATCGCCTGCTTGAGGCGCCGCCAGAACACGCGCTTGGCCTGCTTGAAGGTCGGCGCGCCGTACCAGATCTCGTCCTCGACACTCACGCCCCACTCCGCTGCAAGGCGGGCCGCGCGGCGCATCTCTGCTTTCCCAAGGAACGTCTTGCCGAACCGACGACCGCACACCGCATCCCTGAAACGGGCCTGAGGCTGGAAACCCCAGACGTAGATGTTCGCCTGCTTCGGCGTCAGCCTTACCGGCGCATCAAAGGTACGGGGTAGTCGGGACATTCTCGTCAGGCTCCAGCTTGTACTCAGCGACCGCGTGCTGCTGATCAGCCTGGGAGCCCAGCGGCTTTTCAGGTTCAAGGCGGCGATTCACATAGACGTCGCCCACCTCTTTGGCTGCCTGCTCCAGCAGTTGAGCGGTCAGCGCCATGTTCTTCATGTTCTCGGCCCTTTCGGCCATGCGTCCAAGGGTGCGCAGTCGGTAGGCGCGATTGGCAATCGGGATGTCTGCCGTCTCTTCGCGAAACCTTGTCCGGCACTGATGGAACAACTCAGCCCACTTCTGTCCGAGCCCCTGCCCTGCGTACTTCGTTGGATCATGCGACTCGCACTGCTGACGACTGATCTCAATACCAAACTCTGTCTTGACCGCTGCTACCACCTGAGAAGGCGTATCGAAACAGGCCAAAGCCTGCACAATGAAGGCTTTTACCTCGCTTCGTAGCACTGCCATAGGAGATTCATCCGTCAAAACCTGTCACAGGAATCAGGCCGACTTGAGCAGACAGGTTCCGCAGGCCCTCGAAATATTCAGTTTCCCCACCTCAGCGGGTTTGTTTGCAGCGTCGACCATGGCCTGAACCTCAGTACTCGCACCGTAGCGGCGGACGACACCGACGAACTCTTCGACGTCATGGCCTTGAAGCTTCAGCTTGGGCGCACCGTCCTGCGTGAAAGCAGGCTGACCGTATTTGTCAGTGGCTTGAGCCAGGTGGTAAAGCTCGTGCTCGATCAGGGCGCAGAACTCGACGTCGCTGCAGGTAGAGCAGTAGTCGGCGGCAAGCGTGATGATGAATGTCGGCACATCGCCGAACCAGTCACGCATCTGCTGCTCCATCCGGGCCTTCTGCCAACCACCAGCGCGGAAAGCTACCTGCTCGGCCTGGCCCAATACGAAGCGCCCGGCCTTCTCGAAGCCAGACGATGCCCACATGACCGCGATGTCTGCGTCGATCAGGTGAGCGTGGTCATCGTTATGGATGCTGCCTATATCGGCAAGTATCTCTGCCTGTATCCATTCCCATACTTCAGGAGCAGGCGCTAGGCGGATTCCGATATCGGTTAACTCGGAGCGCTCGATCAGTGACTTGGAAGGCGTAGGGCGGGACATATAGCCTCCAACTGATTGCATGCGATGTCTCGGCAAGCTTCAATGGTCAGCTCCAACGACTCTAGGAGCGAATGCTGTGAGCGATAACTTCGAAGTGCAGGAGCGACCCAGCCTAATCCCTCGCAATCCTCGACAAGGGGACAACAGCCCTTATGCAGGCATTGATGAGGTTTGCTATCACGTTGTCGATAAAAGGACGGGCGACTCCGTTGGTGATTATGGGAGTCGCGAAGAGGCAGAGGAATACTGCGCTCATAGGAACAATACGTTCTAGCCGGCACCTCGCGCCACGAAACGGACGCATCTGAATTCGTGGCGCGGGGTCAACCAAAGTGGCGAGCTACTGGGAAGATCTGGGAGGTCGTCCAGCAGGCAGCGGACCTAACTCGACCTCTGCGCCCTGTGAACGCATGCGGTCAATCACCTTCTCCAGTTCAGCCTCTGAGAGCGTGAGTAGCGCAGCCATGTAAAAATGCATGTGCTGGCTCAGTTCACGTGGCTGGACGCCGCCAGTGTATTTACGCCACTGAGCGCCCTGGGCAAGTCCAGCCAGGTCAGCCATCTGTGAGCTGGTGAATTCGAGTTCTTCTTTGAGGCGAGCCAAGTCGCCTACGGATGGAGGGTCATAGCGTTGGATACGTTTCATTGAGCGTCCGAATGCCCCGTCTAATGCGGGGCTGGTGATCAGTCAGGCGAGGAGCTTGAAGGCTACCCAGAATACGGCGAGGGCGAATGCCGCACCGGCGGTCGCAGAGACCAGTATGCTTCGAGCTTCGTGGCGTGGCCCATTACGGACCTCATTGCCCAATTGCTCAAGGTCTTCCCGCATTTGCTTTATGACTTGATCGTGGCTCATGGTCTTCCTCGTTTGGGATGCCGGGTCATGCCGTTGCAGACCCTGTGTGGTAACTGTCGCTCGAATCCTGATAAATCTCAAGACCCGTTAGGCAGTGGCCCCGATCGCTCGGGGCCTTTGCTTAGAACTTGTGGATGAAGGCGGCGGCGGTAACGATCACTGTGACTATCCCTCCTGCCGCTACAAACGGGTAAAACGTTGTTTCCCGCTTCATCTTGTTGGTCTCGGCGATCAGCTTTCGCGTCTCGGCGGCCAGCTTGTGAACCTCAGCTTGCAGTTTCTCAAGCTCCAGTTCCTCTCTTTCTTTCTGCATTCGTCTTCCTTTCGGGCTCGGGCTGCACCCTCTGTGCTACCCATGGAAAACATTATGTACCTTTAGGGTACACATAGCAAGCGGTATTTTGCTGGGAATTACCCGCTCCGTTTCCGCCCGCCAGCCTATCTGGGCTCCTTGCGGCGCTCGACCTTGCCCGGCTCACTGCCGAACCGATGATCACGCAAGCAACCGTCGCAGCTGAGCCGCGCGCAGATCCAGCGCTTCACCTTGGGCCAATACGTAACCATGAACATGTGACGCAATCCGGCCAGAGCCAACGCAACGTGCATCGTTACCCCCGCTGAGTTCGGCGTGAAGAAGAAACGGTCAGACCGCGCGAGGATGGCGTAACCGCTGATGGCGATCACTGCATACAGTATCTTGCCGATGACACCGTCACGGACCTTCCCGCTCAGCGCGCACCAGGTGGCCCAGAATGCGATGAAGCCAGCGGCGTACGCGTTCAGATATTCGAATGTCATGGGCTTGGTCCTCCGAATTTGCTCCGGATAAATGACCACAGGTCTGCGGCTTTGATCGCCCTGGTGATAGCAGCCATGAGCGATCCGCCGAACGTACCCAACAGGAAGCCCACCCCGGCGACACTGCGTGGCTCGATGATTCCAAAATATGCGCTGACCATGCCGGTCAGGTAGTGGGCACAGGCCATGCCCGTGAGTAGAAACAGAAGCCATGACTTTCGGTCAGTCAGGTCATCCTTATGCCAGCGGGTGGCGACGAGAGCGCCAAACAGGCCAGCGATCAGCCAGTCGAATTTGTCGAGCAGGCGGTGAAAAAACTCCATGCGCTCGACTCCGTACTGGGCATGAAAAGCAATACTACATATTTGTTGTATTACCACAAAAGTGATGTATACTGGACTCATCCAAACAACGAGGCGAGGTGATGAAGTTCAGCGAGTTCAGACGATGGTTGAAGGCCCAAGGGGTGACCTTCGAAGCAGCCAAAGGAAGCCACTTCAAAGTCATCGCCCCAAACGGCAACAAGACAACCTTCGCGGATCACGGGGCTACGGAAATGCCCGAAGGGACCCGCAAGGCGATCATTAAACAACTGGGGCTCTGAGAGCCCCCTTCGCCTGCCTAAGCGCTGAACGATCACCTCCGAGGACTGAACATGTACGACTATGCAATCCGATTTGAACGTGACGAAACGCCAGGCCTTGCGGTTTTCTGCCGTGACCTGCCCCAGCTCAACAGCTACGGCGACGATGAAGCGCAGGCGCTCAGCGAAGCTGTGGACGCTATCGAAACTACCCTTTCGATCTATGTGGACGAGCGAAAGGTAATCCCAGCAGCTACCCCGCAAGAAGAAGGCGAGCACGTCGTCCATCTTCCAGCAGTTACTGTGGCGAAGATTGCGTTGTGGAACGCGATGATGGAGCGCGACATGCGCAAGGCTGATCTCTGCAGGTTGCTTGGGGTCAGTCAGACACAGGGCGATCGCCTGGTGGACTTCCTGCACACATCAAAAATGGAACAACTGGAGAAGGCCTTGGAAGCACTAAATACCGCTGTGCGCGTTACGCCAGCAGACCCGGAGTGGATCAACCTTCCCTATGGAGGAGGTCAAGCAGGATTCTATGCAGGTCGATTGGCTGACGCGCTTAAGGACATGCCAAATCAGCAGATCTTAATCGGTTCAGTTGCAGGAAGCTTGGACAAGGTGAGACCCAACTCTCTGGACCACCTGTTGCGCACTCGGTATGCCAAACGTCCAGACACCATGCAGGCAGTTCAGGAAGTGATCCAGGATTTGGTGGCAACCGGCAAGTTTGAGTACATCCCCAAGCAATCCGGAGTGCCAGCCGGACTGCTTCGCCTGAAGTAACAGCAGCCCAAGCTTTAGCCAAGACCCTCCTTCGAAAATTGTGAGGGTCTTTCCCCTCCTGTCCGCCAAAGGCTTCACCATCGCTGGCACCCAAATGCACCAGTCTCGACGGATCACCTCGCGCAGCAGATGAAAGCATGAGGTCACTGCTCGCGGGCTGCCGGTGTTTTACGCAGCACGGCACTACCGGCTTATCCGTGTCCAGATGTCCCTTGGGGGGCTGTTCTGGCTACAGGTGCAACAAAACGCGGGCACAAAAAAACCCGCTCGATGGCGGGTTTCTCGGAGCAAGTTGCCGTAGGCAAAATACTCAATGTGGCGAAATGATGCCCTCAGCCGCACGGGAAGTCAAGCGGCCTCCTTCATCTGATAAATTACTGCTCCAACCGGGCTCAAAGCCATGCGATCCAGGTCCTCGCAGCAATCGAAGGTAAGCCTGACTATGCACTCCCAGTCCCGGTCCCAATTACAGGATTCGAGCCGAATGCCGTACTCAGCCATCAGCCAAGAACGGAACGCCTCGGGCTTGATCATCGGGTCGTCGTTTGCCGACTGTCCGCCCTGGTGCATGTACCGATAGCGGCGCATCACACCTTTAACCACGTACTCCAGCTTTTCGCGCTTGGCCGCTGTCATGCGCTTAGACTTGGAGACGACCATGCCGAACACCACTTCCTCCGCTGCCTCGCGAATATCGTCACTCCGGTGCGCGGCGTACATGTACTCGCCGAAGACACGGACCTGAGGGTGAAGCTTGGCAATGACCGACTGAATGTGCCCGGCAATCGCACTGTGCACGGCATGGTTCGCGGTTGGGCCCCGCTCGGTGCTTTGGACCACCACACCCAACTGAACAACGTCGGAGGTTTGGCCTGGTGCCGGGCTGTAGGTGCAGTCATGCCATGCCTGACGTGCGGAATTGATCTTCATGCTGCTCTCCCCTTCAGCTCTTTGATTTTCGCCCGGTACTGCGCCTTGATCTCTTGCAGGTCCGAGATGGTGTATTTGCGTGCCTCATGAGGCCCTTCGAGCCATTCCAGCTTTTCTGCACCGATCCTTATCACAAGGCGGATGCGGTACTCGACCGCGTTGCCGGACAGGTTGCGGTTACAGCGCACGCACTGGCGGTGGACGTTGAGCGGCTCGAATCGCAGCTCAGGACAGGCGCCGACTGATCGGTAGTGGCCGGCGTCCCAGCGGCTGCCGGTGATCAACCCATCATCGGTGGCGATGGAATCACAGCTGATGCATGGCAGGTTCGCGTCACGCAGACGGATGAAGCCGTTGAACTCTGTCTGGGCTTCGCGCATGTGCTCCGACCTGCTCTTCAGCTTCTCCTTGCGAACCTTGATCTCCCGGCGGTCACGCTGAGCAATCGACTTGCGCTGCTTCTCCTGCGCCTGGCGGGCCAGCGCAACCGCGCAGTCCGGCGAGCACCATTTCTGAAAGCTGCGCGTCGGCGTGAAGGTCGCGCCACACCCGGCGACACGGCAGCGTTTCGGCCGAATTGGCTTTGCGGATTGCGGGATCAAAGCTCACCCCCGAACTGAACCGACATGGGCTGAGCGTGATAACCAGCTTCGAGAATGGTCGCCAACGCACCGATCAGAGCCTTGATGTTCTTCATGCCGCCTCCCCCATGTTGCAGCGCATCTTCATGTACTCGCTGTCTTCCGGGTGCGGCAGGTAGATCCCATGTTCTTGCGCCCAGGCGTCGATGCAGGTCATGAAGGAATGCATCTCGCCCTTGTCGAGCTCGCTGGTGTGGCGCAACTCATAGCGCTCGGCGACTTCGCCCGTCTTGAGGTTGATGTCGCGCACCACCTCTTCGCCGAGGAAGGTGAGTTTCAGGTTGCGCTTCATGTTCTCCATGTTCATCGGCGCACCGGTAGCGAACGTCGTCTTGCCCATGCTTACGAAGAACTGGGCAGCACACTCACACCACTTGTGAAACAGAGCGTTCTGAGGAAGGCTGCGACTGGCTCCTGTGATCGTCACGTTGCAAGGGAAACCCTTGTTGCGGATCGCGGCGTTGATATTGGAAAGCTCGGCCAGTGAGTTGATTCGGATCTTCTCAGCCATGGCTGGACTCCTTGCTCATGGCTGCGTCGATCTGATCGCGAGCCATATTTTCGCAGCCCGGTACGCCGTCATAGGACTTTTGTAGCCAATCCAAGCGGGCGGCATCCTTGCGCAGCGCCTCGTTCTCGGCTTTGAGATTTTCGCTGGCGTGATGGAAGCCGTCGCCAATCATTTCGGCGTGATTTTGTTTAGCGACCGCGCATTCAGCTTCGGTTTTTAAGCGCTTGTTCTCGGCCTTGAGCTGATTCCAATGCATCTCTGCTTTTGGCCCATGGACGAAATCCACGATCTTCATGCGTTCAGATAGCCGCTCAATCTCTGCGATCAGCTCCAGCACTGAGGCAGGGTTGGCGGCGGCGATGAACTCTGCGTCCGGCTTGCTGAAATATGGTTGCTTAAAACACTCAGCCTCATACCAGCGGGTCTCGCCAATTTCACCGGACCATTGCTGCGCCGCCTCAGCCAGCGCCTTCAGCTTCTGAATGTCGGTCATGCGGCCACCTCTTCCTGATCGGCGTGAGCTCTCAGGGTCATCAGGCAGTCCCGATCGATGAATGCGTCAATCACGAATCCGCCAAGATCAATCGCCAACGGATTTTCGTTGCCCTTCCCGCGCGCCACGTAAAACTTCCGGCCCTCACGACCCTGGACTGGATCAAGCACGAAATAATTCTCGTCCGTTACTTCAATCAGGATCTGGTGATTGCCTGCCTCGATATTGAGAGACGGCGCGGTGCAGAGATACACGCCCTCGTCTGCCAGAGGCGGCGTGTCGACGCTGTAGAAAGCGGTGTATTTGACGCCCAGGCACTCAAGCATTTCGCGAAGGGTCAGATCGCCGTCTCGGTATGGCTTGTGCAGTTCCTCGATGACGTCAGCCGCCGGGCGATTCACAATCATCGCCAAGCAAGTGGACACGCAGCTGACCGCGCATGGTTGGGTTTGCAGGATGATCAGTGGGCTCATCGGAAAACCTCCTGCAGATTCACGGACTGAGCAGGCCGCCCTACCTTGTGGTTGAAGCCATACCCAGCTAGCAGGGTGATGAGAGTGAGCGCGATCCAGATTCGGCTGGTCATCAGAAACCCTCCTTGCCGCGCTGCGATTCCCAATCGAAAGGGACAACCACTCCGCCACCCTCACGCAGGCGATCAACGCAACGCTCGCCCATCGCCAGCGGCAGTTGGTCGCCGCTCAGGTTGGAGATCACCACAGTCGGCCGCATTTGCTCATACCGGCCGTTGATGATTGCGAAAAGGGTTGTCAGCTCGAAGTCGCTCGGCTGCTCCTTGCTCACCCCGACCTCATCGAGGACCAGCAGCGAAGGTTCGATCAGGCTGGACAGGATGTCGGCCTCGGACTGCTCGTTGTTGCGGTCGTAGGTCGCACGGATCGACTGCAGGATTGAGCCGACAGTCCGGTACACGGCGGTGGCCGAGGTGGCGCGCATCAGGTCGTTGGCCATGGCCGCGCCCAGATGGGTCTTTCCGGTCCCGGGCTGGCCCAGCAGCATCAGGCAGCGACCGGTGCGCTCGATCTCGGCAAACGCTGCGACGTAGCGACGGCAGAACGCCAAGGCTTTGCGCTGGCCTTCGTGCTCGACCTGGTAGGTGTCCAGGGTGCGATCAGCGAAGCGTTTCGGGATCAGCGCCGCGCCGAGCTTCTTCGCCATGGCTTCACGCTTGATCCGGGTCTCTTCGGCGCGCTGCTTGGCTTCGCGTTCGGTGCGCTCCTTGCGTTCGCACTCAGGGCAGCGGCCGACGATCTCGCGCCCCATCAGCACGGTCACGCGCTGTTCGAACGGGCCGTGATCGTCGCAGTGGGCTGGCTGGATACGTTGGCCGGCGGCCTGCTTGACGTCGGACATGGCAATCACCTTTTCAGAGCGCATAGCTGCCGTCCTCCCGCTGGGTCAGGCCTGCGGTGTAGTCGCGACCGGCGAAACCGTGGTGTCGTGATGCGGAGGGTGTGGGGGCTGGTTTTTCAGCGATACGGTTAGCAATCCAGGCTGCCTTAAACCCCTGCCAGCCAGCGGAGAGCGCCTCAGTCATCGCGACATCGGCAGCGATGCCCAGCTCGGCGCACTTCACCAATTCGGCGTTCAGCGAGTTCCAGACGGTCTCGGTGACGGCGGCCTTTTTCTCTTTGCGTAGGGCCAGCCAGTCTTTGAGCAGGCCCTCGGTCAGGCAGTGAGGGTTGTTGGCAAGCAAGTTGGTCAGGCCGAACGGCTTTTTGCGATCAGGATTGGCCGGAGCCTTTTCGGCTTGGGGGGGAATAATCTCTTCCGAAGGAAGAGTTATAGGGGGGGTTTCTTTCTTTGTATAAAGAAGGGAAGTTGCCGTTTTGGTCTCACTCGAATCATGTCTCAGTGAGACGATATTGTCTGAGTGAGACGTTTTGGTCTCAGTGAGATTCTGTTGTTTTTCCTCGTAGAAAACCCATTCCGAGACAGGGGAAATGCCGATGTCGCCACGGCTTCCACCGACGCGGTAGATGATGCGGCGCTCGAGCAGATGACTGATGGCCTTCGACGTGACGTCGCGGCGCATGTTGGTGTGTTTGCCGAGGTCGTCGGCAGTGAGGCGCTTCGTTTCGACCTGGTATCCGATTGTCTGACGGGCGATTGCCATGACAACACGAAGCTCGCGCGCAGGCAGGTCGACGGTGGAAAGCGCCTCCATAACGGAATTGTCCATTCGGGTGAACCCTCGGGACTTGTCAAATGAGACGATGTTTGTCATGATTTTCCTCGCTTACTGCTTTGCTGAAGAACCGCCATGCCCGGCGGTTTTTTTGTGTCTGAAATTCAGGAAACGACTTTCAATCGGCCGGAGCTCATCAACTGCTCGGCCTTCCGCCCCAACTCCCCCGCCCGCGCCTCAACCTGACGGCACTGCTTGGCGAAAGCCGGGAGGTGAGGAAGGTCCTGCTCGCACATCACTTGGTCGTCGAAGACTTCACTGCCGGTGTCGATGACATCGCCCAGTGCGCGGATCAACGCGCCAAAGCTTTTATTCGCACAAAGGTCGCTGTCCAGGTGACGAGCGCCGATCAGGCCGTGACGGCCTGCCAGCTCATTGATGCAGTGGTCTCGATACTCAGGAATGAGTGCGTCCACCCAGGCCTCTTCCAGCCAAGACGGTATCTCCTGATCACCAGAGAGCCAACGCTGCACGCGCTTCAACCAACGACCGGTTGCCCTGATGAATTCACCCGCGGCACCGGTGAGCTCCTCACTGTTGAAGTTCGGGACGTCTTTCTGTTTGGCCTTGGCAGGGAGTGAGCGCCACAGCTCAACGCTCAGCGCTTGAGCGAAATCGTCCTGACTCAGACTGGTGCGAGCGATCTGGTTTTGGGCGTGAGCGATCAGCACCTGATCACGGGTTTGCTCTGCATGTCTTGGACTGGACGTTTCCATGGGGCTCTCTCGTTCGTATTCTGGGTTCATGCCAATTCGCTACTACTGATCAAGGACGTATCCATGACCGACTCTTCCGAACTG